AAAAAAACCCCGCCGCAAAACACGGCGGGTTTTTTCTTGCCCGTTTTTCCCACCGCCAGCAGATGCGAGGTTGCCCCATGCCCATTCCGCTCTGGGCGGGCCGGTATATCGGCCTGCCGTTCCGCGACCATGGCCGCGACCGCAGCGGGCTGGATTGCTGGGGTCTGGTGCGGCTGGTGCTGTCGGAACAATTCGGCTGCATGCTGCCCTCCTTCGCGCAGGAATATCCGCACAGCCGCGCGACGGAAAAAATCAGCGATGTCATCCTGCGCGAAATCCCGCTTTGGGATGCCGTGCAGGCGGGGGCGGAGCGCGCGGGCGATGTGATCGTCCTGCGTTTATGCGGCAAGCCTTTGCATGTCGGCACGGTGCTGGGCGATGCGCATATGCTGCATATCGAATCCGGCATCAACAGCGCGATCGAACGCTATGACGGCACGCGGTGGAAAGACCGCGTGTTCGGCTTTTACCGTTACAGGAAGGTTTTTTAATGCCCGTTTCGCAAACCTTGCCCGCACGGCAGCAAAACAGCCTGACCGTCAGTCTGGCCCCGCATCCCTTTGCCGTGGAGCGTATTCAGGCCCGCCTGCCCGCAGGCGGCACAGTTGCGGATATTCTGGCCCGTTTTGCGGGCGATGCCGCCGTTTTGCCCCATGCCCATGCCTATATCGACGGNGCCTATGTCCCGCGCGACAAATGGCATGCGGTGCGGCCCAAGGCAGGCACGGTGCTGACCTTGCGCGTCGTGCCCATGGGCGGCGGGGGCAGCAAAAACCCGCTGCGCACCGTTTTGTCGCTGGCGCTGATCGCGGCAAGCCCGATGATTGCGGCAGGCATTGCAGGCGCGCTGGGGGTCACGGCCGGCACGACGCTGATGGGCATCAGCGCCGCGCGGGTCATCACCGCAGGGGTAAATTTGCTGGGCCGTCTGGCGCTGAACGCCCTAGCCCCGCCCGGCAAGCCCCGGTTTGGTGCAGGGTTGCAGGAAAGCCCGACGCTGTTCATTCAAGGCGCGCGCAATCAGGCCTATCCCTTCGCCCGCGTGCCGAAGGTTTTGGGCAAGCACCGCTTTGTGCCGCCGCTGGGCGCGCTGCCCTATACCGAAACGGCGGGCAATGACCAGTATATCCGCATGATTTTCGTCTGGGGATACGGGCCGCTGCATATCAGCGATATCAAAATCGGCGAAACGCCGATCGAGGCCTTTGACGGCGTGGATATCGAAACGCGGCAGGGATATCCCGATGATCCGCCCCTGACGCTTTACACCAACAGCGTCATGCAAACCGACATGAACGTCACCCTGCGCGCCGCGGACGGCTATGTCGTCCGCTCGACCGAAACCGATGCCGACGAGATTTCCGTCGATATCACCTTGCCCCGCGGTCTGGTCGTTTTCAGCGGCAGCACCAAGCGCGCAACCGAAGTGCAGCTGGAGGTGCAATACAGCCCTGCCGGTGCGGATGACTGGAGCGCGTCCGCGACATCCTACAAATCCGTCGCCGGCAAAAACATCACCCTGCCCGCGCGCCCTGCGGGATACCACCAGCAGGGGAATATCAATACCATGCAGCGTTATGACCGCATTTTTCTGGATACCGCATCGGGCGCGATTTCCTATGTTTCGGGGCCGGTCAAACGGCTGGGCCATGACGGCGAAGCGCCCGCCCTGCCGCCCGCGCCCACGGGCAAAGTGCCGCTGGCGCGGATTTTGCGCCAATCGAGCGACGGTTTTCACATCCCGCCCGAAGCCGTGGTGAGCGAGCGCGATGCCGCCATTGCCGAAGGGCTTTTCGAAACCGGCAGCGATTTCGCCGTCAGCACGGTCACGGGCAACACGGTCCAGATCGCCCCGGGTGGTTTGCGCCACCCCGGCCTGATCCTGTCGGCCAAGCAAACATCGGCGTTGCGCCATGCCGTCACGTTCAAGGTGCCGCGCGGCAAATACGATGTGCGCATCCGCCGCCTGACGCCCGATGCCGCGGATGACAATACCTTTAACGAAACCGTCTGGACGGCGCTGCGCACCCTGCGCTACAGCTATCCCATCCGGATGCAAAATCTTGCCGTTACGGCCCTGCGTATCAAGGCAACCGACCAGCTGAACGGCATTGTGGACAGATTAAACGGCGTGGTGCATTCCATTCTGCCCGACTGGAACGGCGCGGAATGGGTGGAACAGGCCACATCCAACCCCGCATCGCTTTACCGCCATGTTTTGCAGGGCAATGCCAATGCGCGCCCGCTCGACGATGCGCGGCTGGATCTGCCGCGTTTGCAGGCATGGCATGACGCCTGCGCCGCCGCCGGACGGGAATTCAACGCCGTGATCGATTACGACGTATCGGTGCGCGAGGTTTTGCAGGATATCGCCGCCGCCGGACGCGCCAGCCCGACGATAGTGGACGGCAAATGGTCGGTTATCGAAGACCGCCCGCAATCCGTGCCCGTGCAGCATTTCACGCCCTATAACACCTACGGCTTTCAGGGGCGCAAAGCCTTTGACGACGTGCCGGAGGCCTTGCGCGTCCGTTTCATCAACCGCGAAAAAGGCTGGCTGCAGGACGAGCGTCTTGTTTTCCGCGACGGTTTTGACGAAACCACGGCGACGAAATACGAAAGCCTGACCCTGACGGGCATTACCGACCCCGCGCAGGCCTGGCGCGACGGACGGTATCATCTGGCCACCGCCCTGCTGCGGCCCGAAACATACAGTTTTTATTGCGATATCGAACATCTTGTCTGCACGCGCGGCGATTTGATTCGCTTTACGCATGACGTGCCGCTGTTCGGCCTGCACAGCAGCCGCGTGGCCTGTGTTTTGACCGATCCCGACGATGCGAACAGCGTGACCGGCATTCGCATGGAAAGCGCCATGACCATGTCGGCGGGCGAAAGCTATGCCGCGCGTTTCCGTCTTGCCGACGGCAGCAGTACCGTCATTCCCTTGCGCACGCAGGAAGGCACGCAGGACAGCCTCCTCTTTGCCGTGCCGCAGCCCGTGGAAACCGCGCCGAAAGCGGGCGACCTGCTGCTCGCGGGGATTGCGGGACGGGAAAGCGTGGAGTTGGTCGTGCAGGCGATCGAGCCGCAAAGCGACCTTGGCGCGCGCCTTACCTGCGTCGATGCCGCGCCTGCCGTTCATATGGCCGACCAGGGCAGCCTGCCGCTGCATAACAGCCGCATGACCGTGCCCGCCGAATTGCAACGCCCGCCGCGCCCGCAACTGTCGCGCATTCAGGCGGGTGCCGATGCGGCCATCCGCCATGCCGACGGTTCGGTTACCAGCCAGACGGTTTTGCACCTTGTGCCGCCGCTGCATGCGGGACCGCTGGCGGTGCGCGTGCAGCTGCGCGCGCGGGGGGAGAGTTTTTATCATGATGCGACCGTCCTGTCGGCCACGCCGTCGCATGTGGCTCTCACCGGGCTTGACCCCGCCGATATTTACGATTTGCGCCTGCGTTATGTGACGACGGCGGGCGTTTTTTCCGAACCGCTGGTGATTGCGGGATACGGCGCGGCAGACGGCAGCCTGCCGCCGCCCGATGTGACGGCATTGAATGTCTATACTTTCGGCCATAGCAGCTATCTTGTCTGGCAGATGGCGCAACCGGAGGGGATTGCGGGCTTCAGCCTGCGCTTTGCCCCCGTTACGCAAGGCGCGGACTGGCATCAGGCCGTGGAAATCGCCAGCGCCCTGCCCGCCGAAGCCCGCACCACGGCGCTGCCCGCGCGCGTCGGCACCTATCTGCTGAAAGCAATCGGCGCAAACGGGCGGGAAAGTTTGCAGGCCGTCACCGCCGTTACCGATATTGCCGCCGTATCGGGCTATAACGCCGTGCTGACGGCGGCGGAAGGGCCGGATTTTACGGGCGCGACGAACGATGTCATTGTCACCGGCGGCACGCTGCAACTGGCGGAAGGATATACGGAGGGGCAATATTATCTGGCGACGGAAATCGACCTTGGCCGGAGCTATACCAGTCTTGTCACCGCGCATGTGACGGCAACGGGGTTCGACCGCGCGGAAAGCATGGACAACTGGCCCGATTTCGACCGCATCGACAATATCGACAATAACAGCGCGCCGGGATTGTGGGATGTGCAATTGCAAATCCGCACCACGACCGACCCGCGTTTTATCCCCGCCGAACAGGCACTGACGCACGCCTGTGCCTTTGACCACGCGGATTGGACGAAAACGCGCTGCACCGTCGCCGCCGATGCCGAAACCGCGCCGGATGGCGAAACGGCCGCCGATAAAATCGTGGAGGATGCGGCCGCCAATACGCATATCGTCTCGCAACTGACAAGCGCCGCGGACAACAAACCCGCCGCCTTCGGCATTTTTGTAAAGGCAGGGGAGCGCGGGTTTGCCGGTATTTATTTATCCGATGATGCGGAAAGCCTCGGCAATGCCATCGGCGCGACGATAGACCTGTCGGACGGCACGACATCCTATCTCTACACCTACGGCGCGGCGGACGGCCTGACGGTGGCGGCGGAGGATATGGGGGGCGGCTGGTGGCGCTTTGCCATTGCCGGTACGGTCAACCCCGGCGGCAGCGGCGATCCCGTCTATGCGCAAATACGTCTGGCCGATGCGCTGGGCAATACCGTCTATGCGGGGGACGGCACTTCCGGCCTTTACGTCTGGGGCGCGCATGTGACGCAAACGACGCTGCCCTATAAACCCGTCTGGACTTCATGGCGCGATTTCACCATGGGGGAATATACGGCGCGGGGGCTGATGTTCCGCGCGCAATTGCGCAGCCGCATGGCAACGGTAACGCCCGTGATCTCGCATATCGGCGTCACGGTCGATATGCCCGACCGCACCGAAAGCGGCAAGGATATCTACCCAGAGGCGGCAGGCGAAACGATCCTTTTTGCCAAAGCCTTCCGCGATACGCCCGCGCTCACCATCACGCCGCAGGATATGGCGACGGGGGATTATTACACCATTACCGACATCACCCGCGCGGGATTCCACATCCGCTTTTTTGACAGCGACGGCAGCGGAATCCGCCGCCGTTTCGACTATGTCGCCAAAGGCTTTGGCGAAAGCGCATAACCCTCTTTCAAAAGGATAACAGACATGTCCCAGGCAAACCCGACCATCGGCGCGGGCAAGACCGGCCTTGCCTATCGTCAGGAAGACAACGATGCCAAAAAAGCGCTGCTGACCCACCACAAGGGCGCCACCGCGCCGGATTATGCGGAGGCGGGGCTGCTCTGGCTCGACGACAGCGCAACGCCGTGGAAACTGAAGCTGCATGACGGCGCGGACTGGATTGTACTGGGCAGCGTGAATGCGGCCAGCAATGCCTTTTTACCCTATCTTGGCACCGGTGCGCTGAAACAGGTGAATTTCGCCGTCGATACGGGCACGGAAAACGCCGCGGTGATTGCGCCCGTACCCGCCGTTGCCGCCTATACGGCGGG